TTAAAATAGCATAACTTATTTTCATATTATTCAGGTAAAACTTCTATATAAGATAAAGCATCCATAAAATTATTTTCATCAAATGGCATCATAGTTGCCATATCCATTCTAAATTCATAGTATTGGTCTTTTTTTCCTTTAATAGGATATTTATGTTTTTCCTCTTCTGTTACTACAACTGCTTTAACAGCTGCCCATTTCCAACTTGTTGAATCAGTTCCATTTGCAAACACCATTCCTTTATCAGGAACATTAATCATACTAGGCATCCACATTTGTTCTTCTTCATCTTTATGAATTAGATCTTTATATAATTCAGGAAGTAATTCTTTTTGTTGTTCAAAAAATTCTTCACCTTCTTTCATTAGTGTGTTAGTTTGAAAACCACACCCGTAACAAAAGTGATTTGTTATTTCAGGAGTTACTTCTTGAGTATAACAAGCGTCACTTCCACAACGTTTACATATTGTTAAGTTATCCATTTATTTTAGTTAATTTAGGTAATTCAATTTTTTTAAGTTGAGGTAATTTTAAAGCTACTTCTTTAGGAAATTCAGGAATATTTTTAGTAAATAATTCATCTACTTTATCTTTCATTTTAACCCAACTAAATTCTGTTTTTGATTTATAGGCTTGACGATTAGCATTATCAGTATATTTTTTATAATTTTCAAACACATCCTTCATATAATGACCTATTTGTCCTTGATCTACTGAAAACCATGATGTGTCTTTTAATATCATTGTGTTTTGAGCGCTTGGATGAACAGGTGTTAATTGACCATCAAGTAAACATGTAAATTCTTTACTTAAGAAATCTGTATGTCCACTCCAATTAGTAGTTATAATAGGTTTTTTAGCTAGACTAAACTCAAGTAATGGTCTTCCAAAACCTTCACCTTTAGTTAAATTAACCATTGATTTTACTTTTGGATGATTATAAAGTTCATTCATTTCCTCATCTGTAAATTCACCATGTAATAAATAAATATTAGGTAAATTATTCGCTTTAACTGTTTTACGAATCATTTTTACTCGTTTAGCAATTTCTTCTCTATCAACATATGATGAACCCACTATAGATGTTTTTAAAATTAATGCAGGTGAATTAGCTTTGTTTTTAAATATTTCATAAAATGCCTTAATTAATAAACCTACATTTTTTCTATCTTCACCCATATCACCTTGCATCCAATGACCTACAAATAAGTAAGCAAATGATTCAGGGACGTTATTTATATTTTTTAAGAATGATTGTTTAGTATCTACTTTATCTAACACTTTATAGATGTCAGTGTTAGCTCCTTCAAATAATACTTCAACAGGTTTAGTTAATTCAATTGTTCCTTCTTTTTGTTGTGTTTGAGAATTAACTTTTTCAAATTTAGTATCAGTAAATACTTTTTTAGTATGGTTAGATGAAACTAAAGTTAAATCCATTCTATTAACACCTTCTAAAAATTCATGTGAACAAGCTGTTGTTTCAATTCCAGCTGTTACTCCAATATTATATTTTCCCATTGGTTGGAATTCATTTGGAACTGTAATTTGCATCCAAACATCTGGTTGTTTAGGTAGTTGAGGAGTTGTTAATGTATACTCTCTTAAAAATGCCCATTCAGGATTTTCATCTATAAATCCCCAAGGTGTGTCTCCCCAACGTTGAGGAATTAATTTTACTTCATATCTATCTAATTCGATAATTGCTTTAATTAAATCACGAGCTCTAGCTCCGTAACCTGAAAATGTATCAAATGGTGATGATATAATAAATAATGGTTTATTCATAACAATTAATATAATAATTTGTGGTTTATAACTCTGTCTTTTACTTCATTTAAATTAATAAATTCATATTTTTCTCTTGGTTTCCAAGTTGCAAATAGTTCATCTAGTGTTTCAATAATATTTTCACCCATTTTTTCAGATGTAAATCCTGCTTCATCACTTAATGCCCATTCTCTACCTTTTAAACCTCTTGCTTTTCTTTCTTCTTTACTTAAAGAATAAACATTCATTAATTGTTCTGCAGCGTCTTCTGATGTACATCTGTCATCCCAAATATAAGGAGTTAAAGGTGAACCTACTAACGATCTATTAGTTGGAAATACTGGGAATGCCCATTCACCACATTCTTTAATTGTACCATTGTGGTTTGAAGGAAAATCAGCATCTAATTCCATCCATTTACTATCTTTAACAAAACGCATTTGATCTTGCATTCCGCCTGTCACATTAGCAATAATTGGATTTCCTACTAATAATGCTTCTGTTAAACTTAATCCCCATCCTTCATTTGATGTTAATTGAATTTGAACATCAGTTAAATTATATAACCAATTTATTTGTTGAGTTCCTAAACGATTTTGAGAAAATATAACATTATATTTATCATCATTTAATAATAATTCTCTAACTGCTTCTAAATCAGTTCCATTATCATCTACTACTTGAGTATGTAAAACAAAAGCACATTTTTTAGCTTTTTCTTCTGGCAATTGATCTATAAAATATTTATAGGCTAACATTGTATCAGGAATTTGTTTCCTACGAATGTTTCTAGAGTTAAAGAAAACTACAAATTCATAATCTTTTCCTCCAAATATGTTTTTCTTAAATTCTATCATATCTTTATATTGAGCATGATTTTCATTAATTGGAAACATTATTTCATGATTTAAACCATGAGGAACATATTTAATAATTTTATTTTTTGCTTTATCACCTAATACTAATTTATTAATATTAACTGTTTGTTTTGAAATACCTAATAAGGCATCACAAGCTTCATAAAACGCTTTATTATAATGTGGTGCTGGGTAGTCATCCCAAATATTTAAATAGATAATAGGTAATTTTTTACGTAACTCACCTTCCATTTGGAATAACCAAATAAAATATCTTGGGTCAGTAATAATAAAAATAGCATCTGGTTTTTCAATTTGGATTAAAGATCTTAATAATGTTGGATCTCCATATCCATTTATTGGATATAAAATTACAGATGAATCTGTTAATCCTGAATTAATATTTGTGTCTTGAGATAAATCAAAACGTTTACCAACATCTGGATGTTGGATAGCTCCTCCAATATTAACCCAATTAAAATGTTGTGCTGTGTGTAAAACTACTTCTCGAGCGACAGTAGCAATTCCTGAATGGACTCTAATATCATCACATATTAGGAGAATTTTCTTCCTCTTCTCAGGAGGCAAATAAGCGAAACTTGAATTCATATAACTGTTTTAATTTATTATAATAACTATTTTTTATTTTTCCAAACTTAAGCCTGTATGACTGTGAATCATTTTACGAAATTCTTCATCAGTTAAGTATAGATGGATTGATCTATCTGCTAGTTTTTGAAATGAGAATTTACGTTTAACACATTCTACTCTAAAATCTTCGAATAATTCACTTTGTATTTTGACACTCGTAAGTGTCATATCTTTTTTTTCCATAATGTTGTATATATTGATATTTTATTATAAATATATACTTAGTTTAAGAGAGTGCAAAAGCACATAACTTGTTTGATGAGTATGGGCAGTATTTACAGTTAAACGCGCTTGGATTAGGGGTATGTGATTTTTCTTTATATGTCCCATCTAAATTAAAACAACTAGTTATAAAATCATTTATAGCATCTAGTGCTTTATTTACTTTAACTTTACCACTCGCAGGCTTAAATTCTTGAATGTAACGTTGAGCATATTCAGCATTCTCATATATTTTACGTTTTAATATAACAAAGTTAATATCAATTGTATCTACAGGAACATTAAATTGTTCTGCAAAGAATTGTTTATAAAGTATTAATTGGAATTGTTTATCCTCATCCTTTTTAGCTGCATCATTCCATCCTCTAGTAGACGTTTTAAAATCGATTATAGTAAATGTATTTGTTGGTTCGTGATATAATACAAGGTCTAAATACCCTTTATATAACACGGTTTTATACAGTTTATTTGGATTTAATACAATGGGTACTTCACAACCTACTAAATGCCAACCACGTTTACTGAAATATTTTTTCTTGTTCTTCTTTAAGTAAGATATTATATTTAATCCATCTTCATAAAATTCTCTTAACTCTTCAGCACTACTAAAATGTGTCTTAGTATTTTTCTTATATTCATCAGCATATAAATCTCTTAGTTTAGTTTCAAATATATCATTTAAATCTAAAGCATCTGATGCTATATCACTTTCCTCATACATTACAGTGAGGTATTGTTGTACTGTTTCATGCATTGCTGTTCCAAATATAAAATGGATTGAAGGTTGATATAAGTAATTACCTTCTTTATATTGTAATTGCCATTTATGATTACAAGACCTAAACATAGACATCTGGCTATATGATATAGTTTTTTCAAATCTATAATCAGTATCTCTAGGTTTATACTTCCTAATCTCTTTAACTATTTTAGGTAATTTCTTAGCCATTATTTCTTCCAAAGACCACGTTCTACTAACTGAGCTATAATTCCATAGTTAGTAATATCCTGATATGTATCAATTAAAGGTTCATTATTTACCTTACGTTTATTGATAATCATATTTTTCCAACGATTAACTTTATCATTTAGTCTATACCATAAACCAGTTAATGCAAATTCTATTTCATCAGTATTTGATAATTGAGTACCAGCTGAAATATTTGACATACCATAGTCTAAATGTTTTTTAGCAAATAATTCATATTGTTCTAAAATTATTTGTTCATAACCATCAGCAATAGTAGGATATTCTTTTTTTAATATTTGAATTGCTTCTGGCATTTTAGGATAGTCAATTAGTTTAGTATTAATTTGAGCTGCTTCTTTAGAGTGATCTTTCACTTTAGTATTATATGATGCTACTGGTTCTGACATTTCTTTATGGAAATTAATTTCTCTGTTATTATATTTTTTAATTGGACCTGACATTATTTTATTTCTTTAATTAATGCTTTTTTTAATTTTTCATCTAAACCTAACTCATTAAATATATTTTCCATTTCTTGTTTAGGTAATATCTTAATATATTCACTAGCTTCCTTTTTTGAACATTCAAAATAAAAAGCTATATGAGTTAACAGTTCAGGTGAATAAGACTTAATGGTGGATTTTATATACTTACTATATAATGGTTTAGTAGGTAAAATATTTAAGTAAACATTATATATTTGTTTCTTTTCAGCTGGAGGTAGTTTTTGGACTAAGTT